AACGTGGAGCTCGCGCTCCAGGAAATGCGCGACCAGTTCACGGCGCACTTCACCCCGATCACCGACTACAGCGGCAAGCAGCTCTCGATCATCGACCTGGTGAGCGACAGCGAAGCCCGCGAAGACGCGCCTGAAGGCGGCGGTACGCCCGACATCGAAGTCGGCCACGAGCCGGTGTGGGTCCGCCCGAAGCGCTTCGATTGGGGCAAGACGCTCAAGGTCGAAGATCAGATCAAGGCGCTGACCAATTATCGCTCCACCTATGTGCAGGGTGGCGTCGCCGCGATCGTGCGCAAGCGCAATGCGTTCTTTGCGTCGTGCTTCTTCGGCCAGCGCTTGATCGGCAACGAGGTTCCGACCGCGGTCAACTATGCCGGTCCGAGCGTCGCCGCCGACTACGAGGCGACCGGCACGCCATCGCGCATGTCCGTGCGCAAGATCCTGGGCGGCATCCGCAAGCTCGAGGAAGTGTTCGTTGATGTGGAGATGGAGCAGATCGCCATCGCGATGAACGCGCAGCAGAACGAAGAGCTCTACCAGGACATCACGTTCACGTCGAAGGACTACATCGACCGCTCCGTGTTCGAAGGCAAAACCGTGCGCATGTTCATGAACATGCCGATCATCTCGACGCAGCGCATCGCGCAGTACGATGCGAGCACCTACCAGGCCGCCATGTTCTGCAAGTCGGGTATGCACTGCGGCCCGGCCTGGCCGCTCAACGTCAAGTCGGCGCCGAACCCCGACAAGGAGTTCCGCGAGCAGGTCTACATCGAAGAGTGGGACGTCTGCACCCGCTCCCAGGACAACAAGGTCTGCCAGATCCTCACCAAGAAATAAGCCCGCGCTTCCGGCGCGTGCGTGGTGGCGTTGCGTAATCCGAACCCGAATAGCCGCCGCCGGTCCGCGAGGGCCGGCGGCCAACCCAGGAGATCCCAATGGCTGTTCAGACTTACTACGGCCGGAGCCGGAAAGACCCTAGCTCCATCAGCCTGGCCGACACGATCCAGGCGGAAGGCCGCATGCAGGTGGCTGCGTCCGGTCCTGTTGCTCTCGCCAACGGCGACAGCATCAACACCCGCGTCTATCTCGGAAAGATCGGCTCGCAGATGATCATCGATCCGACCTCGACCATCTATCACGAGGCGATCGGCGCCGGCGCGCTGGCGAAGGTCGGTTTCGAGAAAGACGGCTCGAGCACGATCAACGGCAGCGACAGGTCCGCCACGCTCGGCACCGGCCTCGACATTTCGGCGGCCGGCAGCAAGTCGGGCGTTGCTGCCGTCGCGACCGCGAACCTCGGTCAGAAGGTGTACGAGTTGCTCGGCTACACCCGCGATCCGGGTGTCGAGTTCGACATTGTGCTGACGCTGACGGGCGCGGCAGCAGCGGCCGGCAAGATCTCGGCCTTTTACCGCCTCCTCAAGAAGTAAGGCGGTTCACCAATGACCGCGCGCGCGACGACGGAAGTTGGAGCGGCAAATCTGGCGCTCGGCCACTTTGGCCTGCCGGAAATTGCCGACCTCTCCGACAAGACGACGCGCGCGCGGGCGGTTCGCCAGTTCTTCGGCACTACGCGCGACAGCCTGCTGCGCCGGAAGTGGTGGAGTTTCGCCAAAGGTTGGGTGCGCCCTTCCGCGGATCCCGTCCAAAGCGACGGCCCGCTCAAAAACCGTTTCGTGCTTCCCGACAGCGTCCTGCGCGTCCGCTACATCGATGAAGCCGCGGACGACGCCTGGGATATCGAAAGCGGTGCGGCGGATGACGGCGGCGCGCAAACCGAGAGCATCGTCCTTGTCAGCAATCTGACCGCGCCAGTGATCTGCGTGACGCGCCGCGTCGAGAGCGTGCGCTTGTGGGATCCGATCTTTCTCGAGGGTTTTGGCTACGAGCTCGCGGCCGCCTGCGCCAAGAAGCTCGGCCGTTCCGCCAACTTCGCCGCTGGCCTGCGCGCCCAGGCGAAAGAGCTCATTGACACCGCCGCCGGCATCGACAGCAAGGAGCAATCGCGCCAGGAGATCACGCGCACGTCATCGTGGATCCTCGCGCGGCGCGGTCGCCGCTCGCCGCTGCGGTAGGCGCGAACCATGGCAGCGCAAGCCCGCGTCGATCGCGTCTCGTTCGCCGGCGGAGAAGCCGGCGAAGCCATCCGCGGCCGTACCGACCTCGCCAAGTATCAGATCTCCGTCGAAGCGATGGAGAACTACATCACCATGGTGGAGGGCGGCGCCACGCGCTCCCCGGGTACTCGCCTGGTGCTCGAGCTCAAGAGCTCAGCGCAGAAGGGAAAGCTGGTCCCGTTCCGTCGTTCCTCGAGTGATTATTACATGTTGGTGATCAACGCCGGCAGCGCGCGCTTCATGCGCCAGGGCGGATTTCTACAAAATCCCGACACGACACCCTACGAAATGGCCGTGCCGTGGGTTGAGGCCGATTTACCGTTTCTGCGCACCGCCAACACGGCGTCCGCCGGCAAGATCTACGCGGTCTGCAAAGGCAAGAAGCCGCAGGAAATCACGCGCGCCGATGTGCTTAGTTGGACGTGCGTCGATTTCGTCGCAACTGGCGGCCCTGTCGATGCGAAGAACCTGGACACGGCCGTCAAGATCCTAGCGTCGGCGACGACTGGAAACGGCATCGGCCTAACGGCGACCGGCGGCGCTCCGTTCCTTGCCGGCCATGTCGGCGGCGTCTTCCGTCTGGACGATCCCGATCTCTCCACCATCCCGGAGTGGAATTCGCTCGAGACTGGGATCCCGATCAATGCCCTTCGCCGCTGGAAGGGGAACGTCTACCAGGTCGTCGGCGGCGCCGCGGCTGGACCAAACGCGCCAACGCACACCGAGGGCGACGTGTCGAGCGGCGCGGGCTACGTCACCTGGCGCTTTATCCATCCCGGCTATGGATTTGTGCGCGTTACCGGCTTCACCGATGCGACGCATGTAACCGGCGACGTGGTCACGCGCTTGCCCGACAATTGCGCGAGCGGCAGCGGCACCTATCGCTGGTGGCCGCCGGCCTGGTGCGATGCCGCCGGCTGGCCGGAGGTGATCGCGTGGAATTCGCCGCGCATGTTCTTCGGCCGTAATGATCTCGGCTGGTTGTCGGCGGTTGATGATCCGCACAACCTCAAGGTCACGGGGCTCGACGATGACGCGATCGCGTTCCGCTTGCGCGCTCCGGATGCGTCGCTGCCGGAGATCAAGTGGGCGCTTCCGTCCGGGGTGCTGATCATCGGCAGCAGCGACCTTGAGTGGTCGGTCCGCGGGACGGCTGTGTTCGATGCTCTCACGTCCACGAATATCCGCGCGGTCGTGGAGGCGAACGAGGGCTCGACCGACCAGATCCCGGTGCTGATCGATGGCGGCCCGTTGTGGACCGGCCCGGATGGCAAGAGCCTGCACTACTCGAAATACGATCGGCAGCAACAGATCCTCGATCCCGATGAGATCTCGATCGCCGCGCGGCACATTTTTGGCTCGGCCGTGGTCGCGAAAGCCTGGCAGCGCCGGCCGCACCGCGTGCTGTGGATGGTGCTCGCGGACGGAACGCTCGCAGGCATGACCTATATGCCTAAGCAGCAAATCCTTGCCTTCCATCGGCATCCGCGCACCAACGCCTTTTTCGAGGACGTGGGCGTGATCCCGTCCACGTCGACCGGCCTGGACGAGATCTATTTCATCGTGCGCCGCACGATCGCCAATCAGACGCGGCGGTTTGTGGAGCAACTCGCCGATTTCTTCCAGCCGGCCGATAAGAGCAACCCGACCGCGATAGGCGCCTGGTTCTTGGACTGCGCGCTGCACTACAGCGGCGCGCCGATCGGATCGCTCACATCGCTCACCCATCTCGAGGGCCAGGAAGTCGGCGTGTTCGCCGATGGTCGCATGCAGAAGCGCAAAACCGTCGTCGGCGGACGCATCGACCTCGACCGCGCCGCAAGTGACATCCTCGTCGGCATCCCGGTGAGGGCGCGACTGCGCGACCTTCCGCGCAACGTCAACTCGCAAACAGGAACGACCGAGGGCGAGTACAAGACGGTGCACGATGCCGTAGTGCATCTGCTCTACACCGGCGGCGGCACGATCAGCGTGAATGACGGGCCAGAGGAGCCGTTGATCGAAACCGGGCGCAAGAAGTATGGCGCGCCGATAGTGCTCTACAGCGGCAAGAAGCGGCCGAACCTTGAGGGCGACGTCGAAACGGAAGCCACGCTCGAGATCCTCAATGACGATGCCATGCCCTGCACCGTGCTGGCGATGTCGCCGGAGCTCGAGATCGAGGAGGAGGCTTAGCCATGTGCGACCTCGGATCCATGCTCGCGCTCGCCGGCGGCGGCATCCAGGCCGCGGGCGCGCTCAAGGCCGGAGAGATCGGCGTGCGCACCGCGCAACTGCAAACCGACCTCTACAACGCCAACACCGATCTCCTCAACAAGCAGGCCGAGATCGCGCAGCTTGGCGTCGACTTCGCGGCGATCAAGGGTCGGTTGATGCAAAGCCGGATCCAGGACGCCGGCGATCAGACCTTGCGCAGCCAGCGCGTGGTATGGGCCTCGAACAATCTCGATCCGTCCTATGGATCTCCGGCCGTGATCGCCGGGCGCACTGCTGCACGCGTCGAGAGCGATCTCGAGCTCGCACAGGCCAACACCGAGATCGAAAAAGCCGATGCGCTCACCAAGGTGGCGAATATCCGCGGCGCGGCCGTGAGCTCGGCCGGCGGTGCGCTGTCCTCCGTGTTGCGCGGAGAGGCGGCGAACGATGCGGCATTTTACGGCGCCGGCACGGCGCTCCTAAGCGGGCTGTCGCGCACGCGCTGGTTCAACAGCGGCGTGCAACAGACTTGAGGATCATATGGCCGGCGAGCTTCCCGACTACAAATCGCAGGTGGGGTTGACGGCGCCGCCGTC